ATTTGGCTGGGTGTATGACCCATATAAAGGATTGAATAAACCATTGAAAGGTCAAATGAATTACTACTATGATGCGGATTCAGATATTCAGAAAATGCAAGCTTTAGTAGAATATGATAAGGTTCTTATAGAAACCTTAGAAGAAATTATGAATACTATTAGATGGAGACATCAAAATATTGGTAACATAATTAAATGGAGAAGCTTTGAAGCAGGAGCCTAAAAAATATAAAGGTATTCCACCCCATGATAAATTTCCATGTAGTTGTGGACGTTCACCAACTGGTAGATGTTGTGGCTGGCATAAGCTAACTGAAGAAGAATATATGGAAAAATTTAAATTATATGAAAAGGAGAAAGAAGATGGAAGAGTTATATAGAGAGTTTGAAAAACTGTCAATGACAGGTGAACCACTAACAAGTGCAGGAATAATGATGGCACAAGCAATGAAAATTTATAAGGCTATGTTGTCTGAAGATGAATTTAAAGAAATCACTAAACTTTTCTTAGAAAGTAGAGATGATATTCCAACTATTAAACCACCAACACTAAATTAATGTGGAACAACTAACCGTTGAGGTTAAAAATAATGCCTTTATCTATGTTGATTGTGAAGATAAAGGAATCATACAAGAACTAGCAGAGGCATTTACTTTTTATGTCCCTGGTTATAAGTTCACACCTCAGTTTAGAAACAAACTTTGGGATGGAAAAATTCGTCTCTTTAACCTACGTGACCAATCAATCTATTCAGGATTATTTGGTTATATAAAAGCTTTTTGTTTAGAAAGAAATATAGAACTCATATCTGTATTAAAAGAACCACCTCACAAATATAATCTCCCTGGTATGGATTATAATGATGACCTATCTTGGATTAAAGATTTACCAATTCCGTGGATACCAAAAGATTATCAGTTAGAAGCTATTCAACATGGATTAAGAACTAGGTCAGGACTTCTAGTATCTCCTACAGCTTCAGGTAAATCATTAATAATATATCTCCTTATGAGATATTTTTTAGCAACTAATGAGGACAAGGTATTAATAATAGTACCTACCACTTCCCTTGTTAAACAAATGTATGGTGACTTTGAAGAGTATTCTCAACATGAAAAAGAATGGAATGCATCTGATAATTGTCATGAAATAATGGCTGGACTTTATAAGTATCATAATAAGAAAAGAGTTTATATATCTACTTGGCAATCAATATATACACAACCAAAATCTTATTTTCAACAATTTGGTATGGTTATCGGTGATGAGGCACATAATTTTAAAGCTAAGTCTCTTACTAGTATATTAACTAAATGCACTGAGGCACGATATAGATTTGGCATGACTGGTACTCTTGATGGTACACAAACCCATAAGCTTGTATTAGAAGGATTATTTGGTCCCCATAAAAATATAACAACCTCAAAGGAACTTATTGACAGAGGTGATTTAGCTAATATATCAATTGACATTATACTTCTTAAGCATAAAGAAGAGGCATGTAAATTAGTAAATGGTATGAAGTACCAAGAGGAAGTAGATTATATAGTCACCTGTGACGCGCGAAATAAATTTATTAAGAATTTAGCTTTAGACCAAAAGGGTAATACATTAATCTTATTCCAATTTGTAGAGAAGCATGGTGAACCATTATTTAGAATGATTGATGAAGCGGCTAAAGGACTATGGGGAATGGGTAAAAGAAAGGTGTTTTTCGTAAGTGGTAAGGTCGCAGCTGATACACGTGAAGAAATTAGAGCTATCACCGAGAAAGAAAAGGACGCTATTCTTGTATGTTCTTATGGTACATTCTCTACAGGAGTTAATATAGTTAATTTACATAATATAATTTTCGCCTCTCCTAGTAAGAGTCAGATAAGAGTATTACAGTCTATTGGTAGAGGATTAAGAAAAAGTAATCAAGACACTACATTATATGATATATCAGATGACCTACATTGGAAATCTAAAAAGAATTATACCCTAAATCATTCAGCTGAAAGGGTTAAAATATATGCTAAAGAAAAGTTTAAATTTAAGATACATGAAGTTAAATTATTATAAATACTAGTATGGCTATAGATGTAAATAATTATCCCGATAGGTTAGAAGATGTTCCCGTCAAATTCTTTAAATTAGTATCTGGCGAATCTATCATTGCGTATGTTCATGATTTAGATGATGCTCCTCAAGGATTAATAGGATTAGAAGAACCTATGACTGTAATAATCGAAGATGACCATCATTTTGTTATGACTCCTTGGTTGCCATTTGCTCAAAGTAAGTTACATGTATTAGAAGACTTTAATATTATGTTAACTACAGATGTTAATTTAGATGTTAAAGCACACTATATGAGAACTATCCTCGATTCCTCTAGACATGGTGGAATTAGTGAACGGGAAAGAGCTGAACTTCGTAAAATGAGAGGGGATGCTTCAGTCCACTAGAACCTATATCTAGTCTCCCCGAATATACTATTCTATTATACCATATAAATAGACAAAAGTAAACAGATTTTGGAAAAAAAATATAAAATAATTTGCTGTTTACTTTCAATAGAAACTATGATATAATGTACTTATAAATGGAGATAGTATGACTGAAAAACTTAAGCCTAGAGAGAAACCCCATTACGTAAATAATCGACAGTTTAGTTATGCTGTAGTTGATTATGTGACTGAAGCAAATGAAGCTAAAGTCAAAGGAGAAAAAAATCCAGTAGTAACAGATTATATTGCTACATGTTTTATGAAAATCTGTGAAGGCCTTTCCCATAAACCAAACTTTGTACGATATACTTATCGTGATGAAATGGTTATGGATGGAGTAGAGAATTGTCTTAAAGCAATATATAATTATAGAATAGATGCAGCTACCCGAACGGGAAAACCAAATGCATTCTCATATTTTACTCAAATAGCTTACTTTGCTTTTATACGAAGAATCGTTAAAGAGAAAAAACAAGCAGATATCAAATTTAAATTTATGGAGCAAGCAAATATTGAAGATTTTGTTTCAGCTATAGATATTAATAGTCCTATTGACCAATCATTCCTCGACACCCTACGCGAAAAGATAAGTAAGGTTAGGGATACTGATAAAGCTATAAAAGATTTTGGAAAAGAACAAAAGGAAAAAAAGAAAAAAGGTCTTGAAAAGGTAATGGATGACTCATAGAGATATATTAATTATTGGTTATGGTGTTGTAGGTCAAGCCGTATATAATGGTCTTAATAAAGACGAAATGAATTATATACAAGTCTTAGACCCACCAAAGGATATGAATATATTAGATGATGGTATTAATGACTATTCAGATTATGGTTATTATGATGGCATTATAATATGTTTGCCTACACCCCAGGGAGCAAGAGGTGAATGTGATGATATGATGGTTGAACAATACCATACAGAAATACGTTCAGTAGCTCCAGCAGTACCTATCCTTATTAAGTCAACCATATCACCTGAATTAGCTGAATTACTTGAAGAGGATTTAGACTTAACATTTAATCCAGAATTTTTGACAGAAGCTGATTCAAAAGAAGAGTTTTGTAATCAAAAGTTTGCTATATTTGGTGGTGAAAATGCTAGATATTGGTATTCAATATATATGAATGCTGGTATACGAATGAATTCCGTTAAGTTTACTTCTATAAAAAATGCATGTTATGCAAAATATGCTATTAATTGTTTTCTTGCAACTAAAGTTATATTTTTTAATGAGTTAAAGAATATGTATTGTGATGAAGGATTTGATGAAGTAACAGAGTTAATAGCAATGGATGAACGTATTGGAAAAAGTCATATGATGGTTCCAGGATTAGATGGGAAACATGGATTTGGTGGTATGTGTCTTCCAAAAGATACATTAGCTTTTGCTACTTCTGCTTCTAGAAAAGGTTCACCATTAAAATTATTAGAAGAAGTTATTTTGATTAATGGTCAGATACGAGAATTTCATACTAAGTATTTAGATCAAATAGATTAGGAGGAAGAATGAAAATAGGATTTACTTGTTCACCATTTGATTTACTACATGCAGGTCATATAGAAATGTTACGTGAGTGTAAGGAGAATTGCGATTATCTTATATGTGGTATTAATACTAGACCTAATAAAGGTGGTAAGCTTCCAGTTCAAAGTCTTATGGAAAGACATATTCAATTATCAGGTGTTAAATATGTTGATGAGATTATACCATATGAAAATGAAGAGGATTTAATTAATATGCTTAAGCTTAAAAAACCTGATATAAGATTTGT